CGGTAATGGTTGTGGTAGTTGTAGAGGCTGTTAGTGTTACTGTACCCACGTTATTAGTCTTTCCGTTCATTGCGTTATTAACTACTTCAGATACATTTCTAGGCTCACCACCCTGATACGGTAAAGTTCTGAACATTACCTATTTCCTTGGGGTTTAAAGTCTACATCTACCGCCATAGCTGTTGTCCAGTTACCAGTAGGTTTTACAGATATTCTATGGTATCTGCCATAACTTCTTAAGTTAGCCCTGCCTTCTGATGTAGTAGTAACATCATCACTAAATATAACGACATCATCTAATTCTCTGCGACTAGCAACTGCAACATCTGCACTACCATTATCTATCTGTGGTCGGGCTAATGTTACGACACTGTTGTATCCTGACTCCACATCTGATGTAATAATTTCTGGTGATATTGGTAAGCCAGTAAAAATTGCAATCTTATCAGTGATGACTCCAGAAAATAAAATCTTACCACCAACAAACAGTCTTGAGTCTAGTGAGGCAACTAATGTTTCTAGCGTTGTACTTGCTGTGGCTGCTGCTACCATATCGGTAGCTGTTCCTGTTCCAGCACCTGCGCCTGTTGCAGTAAAGGTTAAACCTACAGTATTTGCTGTTGCTCCAATAAGAGTAAAGTCAGTTGTTGCACCGCCATCACCGTCATCCAGCGTGACAATAGTATAAGATTTGTCAGCAACTGTTGCTGTTGCTGCTACATCAGATTCACTAGTAATGCCTTCTAGCGTTGTTCCTGTGGTTGCAATAGTTCCTACAACATCTGAAACAGTGCTTCCTCTTGTCCATTTCTGGAGTTGCCAGTTATAGATAAGTAAACTTCTTGTTCCGGCATTGTTAGCATAGTTCCATACTACTAAATTCTTAATAGGGTCAACAGCAACACTCATAGTATTAATACTTGCTAGAAGGACATCATCAAAAAACCACCTATCTACTTTCTCCAAGCCTATAGGAGTGATAGTTTGTCCATCTGTTGAATACCATCCATCATCAGAGAGAAAGAAGCTTACAGAGCCATACTGTGCCACTGAATTGCCTTCTAAACAGCCTAGTCCTCTTGATATAGTATCAAACTGGAAGAATAAAGGTGAGCCTACATAGGAAGCTCGTAATACAGCCCTTTGTAAGAATACTAACCCAAACTCACCGCCTGTAATAGCTTGTACGTTTCCGCCATCGGCTATAATTTGATAATCTGATTGAGAAGTAGTACCGCTAGTCCAATCTGTTTCATCGTTAATATCTGACCATTGCACCTTGTTAGTATCTGTACCACCTGCAAGATTTCCTGCGAATACAAAATCCCTCACAATAGCAATGTCTTTAGCTATAGGAGCAGCAGCTGCAACATCTGCGAATACAGTTGACACACCTACTGTCCATGCTTGTATCTTTTCAGAGTTATTAGTTGCTAATACTACCTTACCAAATTGCTCAAATTTCCATATACCAGTTCCACCATATCCGCCAGCTTTAGACACATCTGCTAAAGCAAGAGTGGTATTATTCAGTTGAAATAGTTTAGTTGCTCCACCAGCAAATACCGCAACATCATCACCATATCTAGCAACGAATACCGAGTTTAAGTTTTCACTAGCAGCACCAGAATAATTTTCAGCACTAGTAAAGGGAGCATACCCAACAGATACTGGGTATACATTTTTAGCATCAATAATAGAGCCAGCGTTAGATGGTTGGTCAGGCAACCAATCCGTAAATACGAGTCTTTTTGTTGGCATATTATCTCTTTATTGTTAAATAGTTAATTGCTGATTGCAATATTGAAATATTATCTTTTGCTTTGCCTAATAAAATATTACAAGCCGAACATAATAATTCACGAACTTTATTTGTATTATGACAATGGTCAACAGCTAAACGGTTTCCTGAACCTTTTTCACAATTTTCTACATTTTCCCTCTTATCTTTCATAATTAATTATATTATTCAGGTTTTGTAGGAAACAATACATTAAATGGATAACCTTCTTGGTCTGTAATATCTCGTAATTGTTGTCTATATGTAACCCATTTTTGTTTTGTAGATTCATTTATATCAGGAGCTTGAGTCCAGTCGGTATTAGCTAACAACATATTTCTTTGGTATTTTATTTTATCCTCATATCTTTTTGCATCTACATTAACAATGTTTCCATATAATCCTGCAACAACATCATTAAATATTTTAGTCGGTTCTTCTTCTTCACAAACCATAGCTGTATAGGGAGTATATGTAGAATCACCATCTTGTTGTATTTGTACATCTATCATTGTTTTTTCAACATTTGCCCATTGTGGGTTTTTAATTTTCATTTTATGCAGTCCTTATATAAAAAGACATCGGAGCAGCTACATAGTCACGATTTACACATAGCCAACTGCCCGTTTGTCCAAAATTACTACCTGCAACAGTAGCCCCTATAGTACCAGGGTCATACCCAGCATCATAAAAAAATCCTCCAACAGCTATGGTAGTACCACTATTTAACCCAACAATACTAGAAAGAGATATTCGCCCTGCCGTTCCTGATGCTCCTGTTCCTACACCCAAACTATTTACTTGGTAGTTGTTGCCTGTAGTTAAAGCGTTAGCGGTTGTAGCCGTTGTAGCAGTAGTTGCTGTTGTTGCCGTAGTAGCCGTAGTAGCCGTAGTAGCGTTACCTGTTAAATTAAATGTCGCTGTAATACCTGATATTGTTCCACCAGTGATACTAACACTATTAGAGTCTTGGCTTGCCATAGTACCTAAAGATACCCCACCCCATGTAGGTGTAGCCCCAGTTCCAGCAGAGGTTAAAAATTGCCCCGCTGTTCCTGATGCACCATCTAGTGTTAAATTTCCTGTTACTGCAAGAGTCCCTGAAGAGGTTAGTGTGCCAGCATTAGTTAAGCTGTCAAGACTAGAGCCATCCTGAAATTTCTTAACTTGCGACATGAGCTCTCTGCCCATATTATTCAGTGTTGAGGGCGGACATCCTTCATTTATATTGATACCATTTATATCAGTATTTGATGCAGCAGTTGCTGACCATTCACTTACTTTAGTTCTGCTCATAATTTATCCTTTCCTTAACCATGTGTTAGTTCCTGTGGGGACTGTTGTCCAAGTATTTGTTCCTGCTGTTTCTGTTGTCCATGTGTTAGTTCCGACTGCAACGGTTGTCCAATTATTACCCTGAATATGTCCATCAGCAGTTAATATTGCTGTTGCTGAAAATGAACCTATGCCATCTCTTATGGCTGATGGGGAAGCTGATAGAGTACCAGCGCCTAATACAGATGCACTGCCTAAAAATAATTCACTGCCTAATGCTGTAAGGGTTGCTGCTCCAGATACACTACCTACACCAAATACTAACTGACCACTAGAGATTGCTGTTACTGTAGCCGTTCCGTTTACCGAAGCACTACTGGTAACTAATTGACCTGCTGTGACTGCCTCTAGTAATGCTGTTCCACTTATTGAGCCATTACCACTAATAATCTGACCAGAGGATACTGCAGTAAATGTTCCTGTGCCACTTATGCCTGCTGTACCAAAGACTGGTGTTCCAACAGTAACCACTGTAACCGTTGCTGTAGCTGCAATAACGGCTATACCAAGAAGAGTGCCTTCAGCTAAAGAACTATACGGTGACTGTGAAAATGCACTTATGCCAAACATCTCTAACCCTTATTAATTATTGTCAATTTACAGAGCTTCCACATCCACACCAACAAACCATTTCTTTGGCATAGGAATTACTTGGTTCTGTACATCATCAGGAAAAGCTACATATATATGAGTATCCCCTAATTTAGTATTCCAACATCCTGTATGAGTATTACCATTCTCTGTAGCAATCACTTCGTAAGGCATGTTAAGTAGGACTGGGAATGAACAAGCTTTCTCTGTTAGCGTTACTGTCCCTACCTCTGTTGTCATGACCATAAGGTCAGGAAGGTCTGTTTCTGCTGATACCTGTGTGTAACTAAAAGCGTAAAGTAAAGAGAATATTAATAATGTTTTAGTTATCATTATGTCGTTACCCTATCATCTACTAGCCATGAGATAGTTGGTTCATCCCATACATACATCTTTTCATCAGTTGGCATTGGGATGGGGGAAGACCAAGTACAAGTAATCTCATCCAATACCCAGCTAGGATAGGGTTTAGGTGAAATAAAGGCATCTCTAGTCTTATCATAGGTGTCCCCTATTCCCGCATAGTTCTTTCTTATACTGGAGTTATAACTTGTCTTTAGCCAGTTCTCTCCTCCCCAGCCCTCAAGAAGCCAAGAAACTACTCCTGATTCCCCTTTCTCATCTTCTACACTATTATCTATTACATTCACTTCAAGAACTATATTATTTTCGTCTACTTTAGCGTAATGTGCCATATACTTTTCCTATTGATATTTATAACTTACTATCACAATACCTGAACCACCTGTACCACCCACAGCATATATGTTACCTGAACGAGTACCACCTGCACCACCACCAGTGTTAACACTTCCATTAACACCATTATTATCTCTTCCTCCTCCTGCTCCACCACCACCAGTTCCCCCACTATAAGCGACACCGCCGTCATCACCACCACCACCACCTCCTGCATAGTAACCAGAAGCACCAGATGAAGTAGCAGTTGCAAATGTTGAATACTGTCTACCGACACCCCCTACTTGATTAGTAGGAATACTACCCGCTGCTCCAGCACCACCTCCACCACCACCATCAGGAGAGCCACCTGAACCAGTACCACCAGCATACCCATATCCAGTAGCACCACCTGTACTAGTTTGAGTAGTTGCTCCAGCTGTTGTATTATTATTACCTCCACCACCACCCCCTGAACCACCCGAGATAGCAATTGCATCAGTATAAGAAGCACCCCCACCACCACCGTTTGAAGTTGTTGAGAAGAAAGTTGAGTCTGTTCCTCTATTGCCAGATTGGGCTTGGTTTCCAGAGATTCTAGGTGCTCCACCTGCACCAATAACTATAGAGTATCCAGTGACTGTTGGGGTTTTAGCTGAATGATAGGATAGTCCTCCAGAGCCACCACCACCTCCATGTCTACCACCACCCGCTCCTCCTCCTGCTACAACTAGGTAAGCAATGGTATTTGAACCAGCAGCGTTACCTACACTAGTCACTGTAAAAGTACCATTACCAGTAAACTTATGATATTTATAATCACCAGAGGTAGTAATTGTTCCTCCTGTTGCAGTCATAAATATTGCTGCAGAAGTACCATAAAAATTAATAATAGCAACTGCTCCAGAACTAGGTACAGCACCATTAGTTCCTGATGTACCAGAAGCAACATAAGCTCCACCAGCATAGTATTCATTTAACCCAACAGGGTTAGTACCACCAAATTCAGTTTGAATATCAGTTAGGGATAAGACTCCTGATGCGGGAAGAGCCATTACTTACCTTCCTTTAATGAATCTACTTCCGCCTTAAGTTCTTTTATAGATTCTATTAGTAACGGAACTAACTTGTCGTAATGTACAGTTAAATATTTGTCATCAATTGGAGCTGGAACAACAACTTCAGGTAACACTTTTTGTACCTCTTGTGCAGATACTCCAACCTCTGGTTTAGATTTATAACCTAAAGCGTTAGCTACTGCATTAGCTTCATAATGAAATCCGTTAAGAGACATAACTTTACTTAAAGCATTTTTAATATTACTACCTCTAGTTTTTAATCTATCATCTGAATAGTAAGCAGTAACATTGTTTGTTGCTCTAATCTCTCCAGCAGTCGCAGAGGCTGCCACCCCTACGCCAATAGAATTAAATTGTACATTACTTGCTGTAGTAAGACCTGTAGTTATTCCTGTACCACCAATAGAAACGGGAACAGCACCTGTAAGTTTGCTAGAAGACATAGTGGCAATTTTTGCATCAGTTACATTAGCATCTAATATTTTAGCTGTGGTAACAGCATCATCTGCCATATCAGCAGTAACAATAACGCCATCTTGTACTAGGCTTACTCCAGTTGACCCATTTATATTAACTGACATTATATGGTCGCTCCTTTTAGTTCAACTACTGTAGTCATGTTATCTACTTGGTTAGTAACATCACGCAGTCTTTGTTTCTCTGCTACGATGGCAGAGGTATCTGCACCTTGTTCTTGAGCTTGCATAAACAATATGTCTTGTGCTTCCAGTAAGGGTTTACGCTCTTCACGCAGTTTATCCTTTGTGATGACTTTAGCTTTATTTATATTGACTGTTATTCCCATGTCCACGCATCCCTAAATGTTCTATCAGTTGGTATGTCTGCTACATCTACAATGTGATACTCTTTGCCAGTTGGCACATCTTTTAGTGCAAGTTCTACTGATACAACAGGTACTATAACAGCTACTGTTCCATCGTCTTGTGTATATACTATTCTTTGTGTCATTTTGTTTTCCTTATCTAAAGATTGCTAAAAATACATACGGAAAATCAGCTGCTGTTATTGATGCTCCTGATGTTAATACACGAACACTCCCAGTAAGAAAATTATACATATCAAAAGTATGAGTACTCCTTGTATCGCTGCTGGGAGAAGCATCATATCCAACAGTAACAGCATAATTAGAATCTGACATCGCAGTAGTAAAATTAACCGTATAGTCACCAGTACCGTTATCTGTGATAGAGCTAATATTCCCACTACCACGAATTGCTACTGTTCCATTACCATTAAAGTTTACCCATGCCCTTGCAGAGTAGCTAGGTGCTGAACCAGATGCTGTTGATAGTGAAGCAGGTGCAGGAATCCCTGTCAACCCTGAACCATCACCAGTTGTAGTAAGTAGTGTCCCTGTACTTGCAGGTAAAGTTAATGTATTAGTAACAGCATCTGTAGATTGTAAGGTAGTGCTTCCACTTGTAGCACCCGTTAGAACTAATGGCATATCAACTCCTTATTTTTGCAATTA